GCTTGCGTGTGGGGAAGTGTGTGTGGAAAAGCGAAAGGCCCAGCCGGAAAGCTGAGCCTTCTCAGTCGCTGAACTCACTTCCTGGGAAGTGGCGTCCCCAAGGGGATTCACCCAGCAATCCCGATTTCCCTTGCTTTTCAACACCTTACAGAGGGGTCAAGTTCAAGCTTGGACCCCCATGTTGTACCCCCGGATTTGGACCCCTGGCAAGCCCCGACAAGGTACTTGCCGGGGTCACTTCAGGGGCATCAAAGCATCGAAAGGCGGGGGAGAGGCCGAAACCCCTCCCCCGCCGGGCCGCTAATGTCGTCGGGGGCTACGACGCGGCCCGCAAGAAATCCCCTCCCGCGGGAGCGGGAGGGGAGCCAAGGCCAGGGAGGATGACAACGCAACCTCACCCCCAACATCACAGAGGCCAAAAGGTGCCGGACTCATGTTGCAGTTTTCCGGGCATCCCCGATTCGCCTCCAGATCATGATCCCGACCGTCACGGCCAGCACGCCGACCACCAGCCACACGCTTCCGCCCGGCGGCAGCACGGCCAGGAGGCCCTGGACCGCCGTGGCGGTCTCGCGGGCTTGCTCGATCACTGGCACCGCGGCGGCCAGCCCGCCGGCCAGACCCAGCCCGGCCACACCGGACTGGACGGTGACCGACTGATGGACCGGCTTCATCGCTGACGCGGCCTCCACGGCCTGGACCATGGTGTCCGGCTGACCATCGCCGACCAGAAACATGGCGGCCTCAGCGGCCCGCCGCCTGACTAGCCCCGCCAGGGTGACCTTTCGGCCGTTCACCGTGGCTTTCGACCACTTGGCGAATTCCCCCGCGGCCCCGTGGTGATCCCCGGAATTCAGCTTCCGGAGGAGCGTGGACCCCTTCAACGACCCGATCCCGACGTTGTACGCGAAACTGGTCAGGGCGGCCCGCTGGTGGTCGTCCAGGGGGACCGTCACCAGGGCGGTCACCTGGGCCATGGTGCGGGCGATGTCCTGGGCCAGCCGGGCGTCAGCCTTGGCCTGGGTCCACTTCATCCCCAACCGGATGTCCGGCCCGGTCGCCCCCCAGCCAATCGTCGGCACGCCCGCGGGGCACAGGTACGCCCGGAGCCGGCACCCCTCGTATTCCTTTATCAGCCCGGCGGCCAGGGTGACGGCGTTGTCCATTGCCACCCCCTGGTCAGGCCCACACCCGCGACGGGGTGGCGGGTTCCGGGTCGATCCGCACCGCCTCCAGGCCGGCCAGGATGGCCTCCCGGTCGGGGTGGTCACCGAACAGCCGGAGGTTGGCATGGTACCGGCCATCGATCATGGCGGGGGTCACGACCTCCCCGTTTTCGTCCAGGATGGCGGGCGTGGTGGTGATCGGCCCGATCAGGTCCAGGGCGTGGTGGTGCGAGGCCGTGACCCAGGCGTCTTCCCGGCGGAACCACGGCATGGCGACGGCCAGGGCAGACTCCGAGTCTGCCCGCAGATACAGATCTGTGAACATCTTGGTTTTCCTTGCTTTTAGGCGAGTAGCTGGGTGACGGCGTTGCTGGACCGCACGGGCCAGACCGCGATTTCCCGCAGGTGGCCGTTCATGGCTCCGCCAAGCCCCCGGCCGATCTGGACCTGGGTCACCCGCGGGATGGTCGCGGTGGTATCCGGGGTGACGGTCCCGCCGTCCCGGCTGGCCGCAACGTCGTTGGTGGCCCAGGCCAGGGCGGCCCGGAACACCGTGTTTGCCCCGACGGTCCCCAGGTTGATGGTCGCTTGGTTGACACCCCCGGCGTAGACCTCGCCATACAGGGTGCCGCTGGGGGACCCGATGATCCGCACGAAGTTGGTCCCGGTGGTGTCGTCCAGCGATGTCAGGGCTGGGTACGAAGTCGGAACCGGCATGCTGCCCTCAACCACCAGGGTCCCGGCGGCCTGCGTCATGGACGGGAGGTCGTCCAGGTTGATGGTCGCGACATCGGCGGACCGGGTCGCGGCGGCGGTCGTCGTGGGAATCAGGCTCGTGACGATGCCCCCGACCTCAGACTGGAGGCCCCAGACGTAGAACCCGGAGCCGGCCGAGCCGGTGTAGCTGGTCGAAGTGGTGGCGGTGTAGACCCGACAGTTGACGCTCGTGGATGACCCGTTGATCACCGCCTTGACCCACACCCGGAACCACCCGTTGGGGCATTCGATTAGACCAGTGGTGGCCGACGAACTGGCCCCGAAGGTCTGGAGTGTCACGGTTTTGGCCGACAGGTCGAACAAGGCGTTGACGCCGTCCACGGCGGCGGCGATCTGCAACTGCCCGCGACTCCGTTCCCCGGCCTTGATGAAGGCCGAGAACACCACCGACTGGCCGGCCGTGATCGACGCGACGCCGGACATGTAGTGGATGCCGGTGGAGGTGTCCTCCTGGAGCTTGTTCGCCGTGGTGGTGCCGTCCGGGGCCGCGGTGGTGTCGGCCGAGACCGTCAGGGCCGACTTGCCCCAATTGGCGTGCGAGAGGTCCCCCGACGGCCACAGGGTATTGGTCCGGGCTTCTTCGATCAGGAGCCCTCGGCACACCAGCCCGACGGGATCGAAATCGAACCGCGGGGTACCGGCCGGGGCGGTGCGGAGCACGCCGGCCGAGTCCCAATACGTGGCCGTGGAGGCCCGGCTAAAGCTTACCTCCTGGGGGAGGTACTGGAGGGCGTCTAGCCGGAGCCGGATGGCGGGGGATCGGGCCGTCAGGGTCTGGAGGTCCGGGTTGACCAGACGGCGGTTGTACAGGGTCAGCCGCCGGACCCAGCCGTTCAGGAAAGACTCGTAGGCCCAGGGAGCCATACCGATCTGGAGCGAGGTCACCGAGGGAGCCGACCCGGTGGAATCCGACCCGGAGACCTCCCCGTTGGTCACCAGGGCGAAATCGTTGGTCGCCCAGGTGAACGCGGTCTTGTTCGGGATGGTCTGGGTGGCCGGCGTGGCAATCGTGGCCTGGGTCGTGCTGGCGGTCGCGGCCCTGGCCTGCAACCCCGTCGTGCCGGCGTGCATCACGTAGGCCGACCCCGCCCCGCCCAGGCTCCACAGCATGGAGCCGTTGACCGCGGCCATGGCCTGGGTGTCGGCCACCACGGTTCCCTGGGCGGAGTCCCAGTCCGGCACCAGCCCGAGGTCCAGGGTGGCCGTGTCGGCCCCACGGGTGGCCGCCGCGGTCGTCGTCGGGATGTAGCTGGTGGCGAAGCCGCCGGCCTCAGCCTGGGCACCCCAGACATGAACCCCCAGGGAGGTGTTGCCGCTGTAGCTGGAGGTCCCGGCGTCGTCCAGAATGTAGAACACCAGCGAGGCCGACGCGGAGGCCCGGAGGGTGCGGGTCACCGCGACCCGGTACCAACCGGAGCCCACGGCCTGGATAGCCGGGGTGACGGTCGCGGCGTCGGCGGACGTGGTGCCGGCCGACAGATCGAACGCCGCCCCGTATTCGTCGGTGCCATCCTGGAGCCGGAGCCAGACCTTGGTCCGGCCCGCGGCCTTGACGAAGATCGACCCGGTCCAGGCGGCGGCGGTGGAGGTGAAGACCTGATAGATCCGGTGCGTCCCGTCGGTGAAATGCTCCGTCAGGGTGTCGGCGGTCGTGGTGCCGTCCGGGGCCGTCACGGCGTCCGCCGCGACACTGGCCCGCTCCCTCGTCCAGGCCGTGGCGTAGTCGTAGCCGCTGGACCTCAGCAGGACGTTGGTCCGTACCTCCTCGATCAAGAGCCCCCGGCACCGCTTGGTTACGGGGTCGTGGTCGATCCTGGGCTGGTTGACCGCCGCGGTCCGGAGGAGTCCGGCTTCGTCCCAGTAAGTCGCCGTGCTGGCCCGGAAAAAGGAAAGCCGGGGATCAAGGCCCCGGCTTCCGCTGAAATTCAGATCAAGGACTGGACTGGTCATGCTGACAGGCCCCGCAACTTCACGTCGGGCAGACGGCTGGGGTGGAGTTCAATGACGGCGATGGGGGCGTTGCAGAACTGGACCCCCGTGGTGTTGCCGATCCGGAGCGTGGTCAGTCCCGCCGGGATGGCCCCACTGGTGTCCGGGAGGACCCCGCCCCCGCTGGTGGACGCGGCGAAATCGTCGGCCTTCCACGCGGCGGCAATCCGGCGGGTCACACCAGCCGGGGGCTGGGTGCCGGCCGGCAACCCGGCCACGTTGCTCCCGCTGGTGGTGACCAGGAAGCCGAGACCGCCGGAATCTCGCCGGAGCGTCACCCGGTTGTTGGCCGTGCCGTCGTCCAGGTGGACCAGGGTGTTGACCGCCGCCGTATCGACCACCGGGAAGGTCACACCGGCCACCAGGGTTCCCTCCGCGGGGTTGAATTCGGGGACCAGGAACAGTGGCAGGGTCACCACGTCGGCCTGACGGGTCACGGCGGCGGTCGTGGTCGGGATGTAGCTGGTGGGGAAAGCCCCTGCCTCAAGCTGGGCTCCCCAAATCAGGATGGTTCCGGTGTTCTCGACCGCTCCGGCGTCGCCGTAGATGTTGACGACGCAGGACGTGTTTCCGGAGCCGTTGTTGGCCTTGGTGACCCAGACCCGATACCACCCGCCCCCGACATCCTGGACACCATACTGGTCGGGGTTCCCCCCGGTGCTGTCCACGGTGCCGGTGCTGAGGTTGACCCGGACGAAGGCGTTGACCGGGGTCCCGCCGGAGTACGAAACGTAAAGCTGGAGGAACCCCATGGTGCCGGCCTTGGCGAAGATGGACGCGGTCCGGGCCGTGGTGTCGTTCGCGACACCAGCGACCGCCGCAGCACCCCCGTAGTCTGTGGTGCTGGAATCCATGAAGGTGTCGGCCGTGGTGGTCCCGTCCGGGGCCAAGGTCGTGTCGGCCGTAATGGTGACCGCCGACTTGGACCAGTTGGCGTGCGTGAAATCCGACGATGGCCACAGGAGGTTGGCCCGGCTTTCTTCCACCAGGAGGCCGAGACTGGCCCCGGTGGCCGGCTGGTGGTCGAACCGCGGGACGCCGGCCTGGGCGGTCCGCAGGGTGCCCCCGGCGTCCCAGTAGGTTGCGACGGAATCACGACTGAACTGGACGCGGGGGTCCAGGGCCTTGTCGGCCGAGAACACCAGCCGCAGGGCCGAGGTCTTGACAGTCATCCGCCGGAGGGCCGCGTTGGTCAGGCGGCGGGGATAGACCCGAGCCCGCCGGACGTGGTGCCTGTAGACGTTGCCGCCATTCAGGCTGCCGATCCAGACCCGGTCCATTCCGGTCGGCATGGAAGTGGACGAACTGGTTCCCATCATGCCGCCGTTAATGGCGGCGGCACAGTCGCCGGCCTTCCACGCATAGCCGATGTTGACCAAGCCCCCCGACAGGCTAAACGGCCCGGTGATCGACACGGTATCGGCCCCACCGACCCGTGTGGAGGCCCGCGGGGTCCCGGCGGAGTCCGCCGAAATCCGGTGGAACTCGGTCCCGGTCGAATTGCTGAACAACAAAAGGTCGGAGGTCCCGGCCGGGATGTAGTTCCGGCTGGTCTCCAACAGTAGGGTCCCCTCCAGGGCGTTCAGGCCGGCGACCACATTGGCCATGACCGCCGCGAAATCCGCGGCACGGGTTGCTGTCGCGGACGTGGTCGCAATATAGGAGGTCGGGTAGCTCCCGGCCTCCAACTGGGCCCCCCACAGCCAGATCCCGTTGAACTCGGACCCGCTGTAGATCAGGGACCCATCGTCGCCCAGGAGGTTGAACTGGACCTTGCCGGCAGTCTCGGTCGGGTGGGCGATGCCGGTGAAGCTGCACCGGTAGATCCCGCCGCCGACATGCTGAATCGACGCCCCGGCCACCGACCCGCCGCCGGCTGCAGCCGTGATGGTCGTCAGGGCTTTCAGATTGAAACTGGCCTGGGCGGTCCCGCTGGCGGTCTGAATGGAGAGGGTGAAGCGGAAGCGGGTACCGATCTTGGCAAAAATGGAGGCCGTGTAGGTGGCCCCGGCGGTCAGGGTTACGTCCTGGTAGAACAGCCGCCAAGCAGTGGCCGTGTACTCATCGAACCACACCATGGCGTTGTTGCCGTTGGGTGCCGTATTCCTGGCCCCAGTGAACGCTCCGACCGACGTGAGCCACGGAACCGCGAATGTCTCGCTGTATTTCAGGAGGTTCGTCCGGGCCTCCTCCACGAGGAGCCCGAGGGGTCGGCCGGTCAGGGGATCGTGGTCCACGCGGGGCTGGTTGATCGGGGCCGTGCGGAGCCGACCATTCCGGTCGAAATAGGTCCCGGTGGTCCCCCTGGCGAAGGCCACGCGGGGGTCCAGGGCTTCGCCGCTGGCGAAGTCCAGGTCAAAGATGGGATTGATCATGAGGTCAGGCCGTCAGGGAAGGCCCTGGAGCACAACGCCCCAGTCAAAAGCCGAACTGTTGAGGAACGCGGTCTTGGTCAGCCACCGGCCGCGTGTCAGCCACTCGGGGAAAGCCGGAGAGCCAAACGCCAACGCCACGGGATCACCTGCCCCGCCGTTGTCCACGCGGAGAAAAGTCAAGTACTGCCCGGTGTTGGTGGTTTTGCCGAACTGCCCGACCATGACGAACTCGACCCCGTTCCACTCCCGGACGCCGGCCAGGGCGACGGTCGCCGTGTCGGCCGCACGGGTCACCTGGGACTCCGCCGTCGGGATGTAGGAGGTCGGGTATCCCCCGACCTCGCACTGGGCACCCCACAGGTAAATCCCCCAGTACGGCGACCCCCAGCCGTTGGCCACACCCGAATTGACCGTGAACGCATCACACAGCACGGAGACGACCGTGGCCGGGGATGTGCCGGTCAGGGCAAGCCGGAACCACCCGTTGGGCAGGGGCTGAATGGTTGCGGTCACGCCCGTGAAGTTGCCGGACGTGTTGACCACCGCGGTCCCGGCCAGGAGGTCGAACGTCGCCCTGGCCGGCGTGCCGGCGGACAACCAGAGTTGGACCGCCGACCGCTCCGCGGCCTTGGCGTAGACCGAGAACGTGTAGATGGTGTTCGGCGTGCCGCTGAAGTGCCGCCATACCCCGTGGTACCCGGTGGCGGCGGCCTCCACGATCCGGTCTGCGGTCAGGGTGCCGTCCGGGGCCGTCGTCGCGTTGGCCGACACGGTGGCGTTGTCCTGGTTCCACTGGGTGAAATCCGCGGAATACATCAGGAGGTTCTGGGTCTGGCCTTCCACCAGGAGCCCCCGGCACTGGCCCGTAATCGGGTCGTGGTCGATCCGGGGCTGTCCGGCTGGGGCCGTGCGGAGCACACCCCGGCAGTCCCAGTAGGTGGCCGTTGACGCCCTGGTGAAGGTCACGCGGGGGTCCAGGCTCCGGACTTTGGCGAAGTCCCAGGACAGGATCGGGCGGGTCAGCATGGCGGCTTACGTCACGATGGCGGTCCAGGTGGTCGCGTCCACCCAGACCAGCATGGCGGCGGTCGTCACGGACAGGGACGCGGCCCCGTCGATGGTCACGCCGGCACCGGGGCTGACCGTGACGGTCCCGCTGGTGGCCTTGATCCACACGGCCCAGCCCGGCCCCATCTCGGGAGCCGGATCGGCCGCGGACGGCAGGGTCACGGCGTAGCCGGCGGACCGGATGATCTTCCCGCCGTCGGCCGGCGTCAGGGTCGTGGCACCGCTGAGGGTGCGGGCGAACACCCGGCCCGGCATGTACCGCCAGTCCATGTAGGCGGCGGACCCCAGGTCGGCGTTCCTCGGGACCTCCTGGGGCTCCGTCCCGATCCCGACCAAGGCCCCGGTCAGGGCCTGGGCCGCGGTCTGGCTGGAGGCTGCCAGAGTGGCGGAGGTTGCGGCGTTGGTCGCCTGGGTCGTCGCCGTGGTGGCCGCCCCGGTGGCGGATGACTGGTCCGCCGCAATCTTGGCCAGCCCGTCCACCCACATGTTCTGCCAACGGGGCCGCGTAGTCCCGTCGGAACCCGCGGTCGGGACCTTGTACCCGAAGTCGGCCATGTCGGAGTCGGTGTAGGTGACCCCGTTCAGCGTGACAGTCGTCGCCATCACAGCACCTCTTCCAAGCTGAACGGCAGCCGGTCACGTCCGAACGCCGCGAAAGAAAAAAGGCCCGGATCAGTGAGCCGGGCCAGGAAGGAATTCCGCAAAAAGTGGACGGTGTCGTCCGGGTCGGGGACCCACAACAGGGGCCGGTCCAGGTCGTGGCGGCGGAACATCTCAAAGGCCCGCGACATGACTTCGTCCCGGTCCGCGTATTCCACGACGCCCTGGAACACGCGGGGCTTCGGCCGGCGTTCGAAGTACTTCACACCACCCAGGCTCTCCTGGCTTTGGGTCCGGAAGCGGAACCCGTACTGGGCTCCGTAGCTGGGGTTGATCCCAAGCTGGTAGCCCTCGGCAATCTCGAACTGGCCAAGTTGAAAGCAGCCGGCGGGATTGCTCGGGTCGGAGATTTCGACTTTGATCGCTTGGGCCAGATGGGCCGCCGGGAGCCAGACCGGTCGGGTCGCGTTGTATCCGGCCAGATCCTGGGTCGAATACTTGCCCGTCCAGAAGCTGATATGCCCGTACGGCAAGGACCCCCACGGGAACACGACCGGCCAGAATTCGAGCCAGCCCGTGTCATGCAGGAGCGAGGTCTGGCCCAGGTCCGCGTACAGCCGGAGACGGAAGGTCGCGTCCAGGCTG